ATGCGTTGTGTGAGTTTTATGAGTGCGTACTGCTTGGTGGCAAAAAAGAAAATTAAATATAACTACTATTATGCTTCATTCAAAAAATTGAACCAATGAGAAACCCAGTAAACAAAAGGCATTTAGATAAATTAGAGAAATATGTGGAACTACAAAGGACAAAGAATAAAAGAAAGAAAAGATTTACCAGCAGATGCAGTTGGCTTTGTTTACCGAATCTTTAATAGACAAACGGAACAAGTTTACATTGGTAAAAAGATACTGATTAATAAACGTACTAAACCTCCACTAAAAGGGTATAAAAGAAAGCGAATAACATACGTTGAAAGCAACTGGTTAAATTATACTGGAAGCAATGCAGAAAGTAAAAAATGGAAAATAGAAAATTGTTACCGAGAAATAATATACATTTGCTACAATCGAACAATGATGTCTTATTATGAGACCAAATTACAATTTACCAACGATGTTTTAGAAAGTGATAAATTCTTAAACGACAATATTCTTGGTAAATATTACAAACAAAAAATTCAAAAATACATAGATGATTCAAAAAACAAAGACGAATGAAGAGATTGAAGAGCAAAGAATGATGATGCAGCTTCTTGAAGCAGATGCAAACATTGATGTTTCAGAAGTTATTAAATATCCTCCAGTTTCTATTAGTTGTGGCACTTACATTGATACAGATTTTAGAGGTAATAAAACAGAATATCCAATACCAATTGGCACAGATGGTAATTTCTCTTTTGTACAAGCATTTCCTAAAGTTGGTAAATCATTTTTAATGAGTTTAATTGTATCTGCTTATCAAAGTGGTATCAATCAATATACTGGAATTATTAAAGGACATAGAAGAGGAAGAAAGATAATTCATTTTGATACTGAACAAGGAAAGTTTCACGTTAGTAAGTTAGCAAGGAGACCACTAATTATGAATAATTTAAAAAACGATAATAACTATCATATTTATGCTTTGCGTTCAATGACGCATCAAGAAAGAATTGAATTTATTGATTATATTTTATTTGATTTATTTGAAGGTAAAGAAATTGGTTTAATTATATTAGATGGAATTGCAGATATGGTAAGCGATGTCAACAATATGGAGCAATCAAATTTTATTGTACAAAAGGTTATGACTTGGACATCTAAGTTATCTTGTCATTTAATGACAGTTTTACATCAGAATTTTGGAAGTGATAAACCAACTGGGAATTTAGGAAGTGCATTAGAGAAGAAAGCAGAAACACAAATCAAGTTAGAAAAAAACGAGGTCAACAAAGGATGGATTACTGTCGAATGTAAGAGGAGCAGAAACAGAGGATTTGAACCATTTTCCTTTACTGTTAATGATAAAGGTTTACCGGAATTTGTTAATAATGATTTTGAATTTTAATAAATGAAAGCCTTATATTGCAACTATGCAAAATTGGAAAGAAAAAGATTTATTTGATTGGTTAGATTTAAACTATTATAAAAGTTTAGTAAACAGTAAAAATCCAATATCAAGATGGGACTGTTACGATATTGAAACTCAAAGCAGAATAGAGTTGAAATGCAGAAAGAAGCACTATAATACTTTATTACTTGAAAAGTCTAAATACGATGCTTTAGTAAAAGAATCAAATAAACACTTTGATGTGCCAATATACATTAATAGTACACCAGAGGGTATTTATCTATTTAACTTAAACAAAATAGATTTAAAATGGTTTCAAAAATCATTACCAGCAACATCTGAATTTAAGAACAGAAGATGGATTAAAAAAGAAGTAACAGAAATTGATATAAAACAAGCAATAAAATTAAAATAAAATGATATTATTAGTAGATGCAGATTCGTTAATTTTTGCGAGCTGCTTAAAACAAAAAGAAACCGAATTAGATACTGGATTTGTTGATTGCATTGATGAAGCAAAAGAAAAGTTTGATGATAAATTAAGTGCAATTGTAAACCATTTAGAAGGTGTTTACGATGTAGAAGAAGTAAGAATATTCAACGGAAGCATTGGTAATTTTAGAAAACTAATAACCACAAAATACAAAGCAAATAGAAAGAAGCAAGAATTACCCCCTTTATTAAATGACTTGCATAATCTTATAAAATTTGACTATGATAGTGTTTTTGAATATGGTGTTGAAACAGATGATGTTGTTGCTAAACATTGGTATAATGAAACTCAAAAAGTTGGTAGGGATAATGTAATGATTGTAAGCATTGACAAAGATTATAAACAATTCCCAGCTTTGATTTACAATTACCATTTTAAACATCAAGTGATATTAGATATTTCAGAAGAAGAAGCAATGTATAATTTCTATGAGCAAATGATTGTTGGAGATACTGCTGACAATGTAAATTACTTTAAAGGTAAGGGAAAAAAGTTTGCAGAGAAATACTTTGAAAATTGTGAAACTGAATATCAATACACAAGAAAAATGTATCAATTATTTAAGCAAGAATACAAAGGAAAAGCAAGACAGAAATACGTTGAATGCTATCACTTGTTAAAACTGAGAACAATTTAATTATGGCAATTAGTCCACATTGTAAATCCTTAGAGAATGTAGCCTATAAAAGCTGCATAGATACCTATTTCAGCCAAAGAGATAAAAAAGATATAGTTGATTATTGGCTTTATTTATTTAACGAACATAGATTCTGTGAAGCAAAAGGAGTAGAAAAAGCATTAGAGTTAATTGATATTCACGAAGAATGGAATGGCAAAAGCTAGAAAGAATATAGTAATAAAGAACTGCAATTACAAAGCTCAACAGTATTGTTTTAAGAATGGTTTTTTAATTTATCCAGAACCATCTGGTAATATGTTTAAAATATACTGTAATAGGATAAAAGGAAATTATTATATGAAAGGTCAGCAATTTAATAAAGAACAATCATCCCAAGCTATTTGGGATTTATACAATAAAATTTACAATTATGAAATTAATAAGATACGAGATTAAAGCTGGATTTTTTAAAGGCTTTTTGTTTGGGATTAGACATTATCATTTTTATGATGAAGAAATCTATGAGGAAGATATAGTATTATACATTGGAATCTTTCAGATAATTTTAACTTTAATATACGAGAAATGATAAGCAAAAATAAAATGAATCAAAAACAAACAGTTGACTTTATAAATAAAATTTCTGGTACTAAACTAATTGAACACACAGATAAATTTAGTTCTTATGATGCATTTGATGACAATTACATTGTTGAGATTAAAAACAGAAGAGCAAACCATAAAGAACCATTTTTAGAGGTTAATAAAACTGTTATAAATACCAAGAAAGCAAAAGAAGAAAATAAAGATTATCTTTACATACAAGCAGATGAAACTGGTGTTTATGTTTTTAATATCAGTAAAATTAATTTAAATTCAATACCAAAGAGATTCTATAACGTACCAGCAACAACTGATTTTAATAATAATGAAAGGGTAAAGAAAGAATTTTGGGTTCTTAAAAAATCTTATGCAACAATAATAAATTTATAAATACGATGAGAAGCACACAAACACACTACGACAATGGCAAAGATTATGATGTAATTGATATCATAAACGATTTTAACCTAAATTTTAGCAGAGGCAACATACTAAAGTATATTTGTAGAGCTGGAAAGAAAAAGGATGAACTAGGGGACTTGCTAAAGGCAAAGGACTATCTGGAAAGGGAGATACAGAGATTAAGAGAGGTTAAATAGCTTCTCTTTTTTTTTGTTAAAATGTTAAAGAAATGTTAAAATCTGTTAATAGTTTGTTTATAACATATAATTGGTTGTATATTTACACCATAATTAAAAACAAATATTATGAGATTTCAAATAACAATTAGAGACGAAGAAAACAAAACAAAGTTTTTGTCAGAGAATGGTAAATTTACCAAGTATGGACAAACTGTTGATGGTAACCCTTTAATATTTAACTACAAGACAGTTAAAGGAATGATAAAAGCTGCTAAAAAAATAATGACAGAAAAAAGCGAGGTTGTAGCTTGGAATAATGATGGTAGTCCAAAAAATGACTTTAAAATTTAATATAAAAGATTGGAAAGATATAATTTATGATAAATATAAAGATGAACCTTTGCCAAGTATATTTATAGAAAAAGAAGAAAAAGAAGAAAAAGAAGAAGAAGAAGAAGGTAATAATTAAAAAACAAAACAGATGAAAAAATTACAAACATTAATCTTAATAATTGCACCAAGCTACTTTATAAGTAGATTTATAATCGGCTTAGTTTTTAACCTTTAAATTCAAATTATGTACAGAAAAAAATTAATTCAAAAGATTCAGCAACTTGTAGATAAACTGCCAGTAAGCAACAGAAGAAAAGAAGCCAAGCAAGACTTGCTTAAACTTAAATTAACCGACAATGATAAGTTCTTCTTATTATTAAAAAACAAATACCAAAATGATTAGATTTATAAAAAGAGGATTTTATTTATTGTTTGCAATAGTTATGATATGTATTGCAGCGTATATTACACTATTCTTTGCATCAATGATATTAGTATTATTTAACTCATAAAACAAAAAACAAATGGCAACAAACCAAAACAATTTATCAGAAGAAACTCTTGCAACATTAGAGATTATTAAAAATTATGTAAAAAGCAAAGACGATTGGTGGCTTGAGAGAAGGATAGACATTCTTGAAGTACAGATTGGAATTGAAAAGAACAACGCAAAAATAGAAGTTTATAAAAGCCTACAAAATGGAACTAATTAAAATAATTGATAGTATAGCACTAGAGTACAGAAACTCAGACCAATTCATAAACCCATTGCCAAATGAGGTAGAGCTTCAAGAAGATAATGAAAAGCATCTAATAGACATATCTTTTAAGTCTGAAGTCTTAAAGACTAACATCTGGGATGGAGAGGAGCAATATCATCCAACACAAGAGGAGGTAAATTACATCTATAATTATTTGCAGACATCATTGGCAAAAGAGATAGAAAAAACAAAGGAGTATTATCAAGAACATAATTATAATTATATAGATTTTATTTAAAATGAAAGATAGACAATTACACTATTTAAAAGCAGTATTGCTTGGGCAACTTACAATAGAAGCAATTGAAGATTTGCAAGGAACAAACAAGTACAAGCAAAGCATAAAGAATCAAGGTAATAAGTTCTTGAAGATGCTGGAGCAATATGTACAAGAAGATTATGACGAGGTATATCTGAACAATCAAGAGATGACAACAAATGTATTAAGAAAGGTTAGCTCTCTAATGGATAAGATAAAAGGATTTGATATTGATGAATTGATAATGGTTGATGCAGTTATTGATAAATATATTGAAAATGAAGATTGGTTTAAGCAACACGCATCAGCAGAATTTTTAAAATTAGATTAATGTTAGAAAGAAGAAACTACGATAAAACCTTTGCAGATGAATTAGCAAAAGACTTTTGCCAGATAGCAAGGATAAACTTAAAAGATGGTTCAAGGTATGGAGATGCTCCAGCATTCAGAGCTTTACTCTACAAGGTTCTAAATGAACTAAACGATATGAATGATAGAATGATATCAGAATGGTTTAAGGAGCAGAAAATTGTGCGTAATAGGTCATCTATCTTTCACGCATTGAAAAAGGTTGGTACTTATTACAATTCATCAAGACCATTTAGGGTTGTTTATGATATCTATTTTAATGATAGAAGAGAGGAGAATATTAAAAGGGAAAGAATAAGATTAGAGAAGCTAAAAGCAAGAACAAAGAACATCAAGCAGATTGTGTCTAGGGTTGATTCTGATAGACTTAATATGTTAATTGATACTGTACCAGAGGAAAGAAGAGAAGAGGTGTTTAATGTTGTTAATTTAAGGATAAAGTCTTGGAGCTGGAAAAGCAAAGACCAGTGTGAGATTATAGAAACAAGTACATCAATGGATGGGATGCACTGGTAAATACAACGCATTGTATAAGGTGCGTTTTAATGCACTTTATACATTGTTAGTTACTGTTATTTTTTTAGAGCGTTGGCAAATTAATTAGGTACGAATTAAAATATTTATAAATATGATTACAATTACAAATGAAGATAATATGTTAATGATGAAACGTTATGAAGATAACCATTTCGATTTAGCAGTAGTTGACCCGCCTTACGGAATTGGTGTAACTAAAAACAAGCGTTTAAATAATAACTCAAATAATGATTGGGATAGTGCAATACCAAATGCTGAATATTTTAAAGAACTATTTAGAGTAAGTAAAAATCAAATTATTTGGGGTGGTAATTATTTTATTGAACATTTAGAAAATACAAGGTGTTACTTGAATTGGGATAAATTAAATCATTCTGATACTTATGCTGATTGCGAAATGGCTTGGACTTCTTTTGATAAAAACGCTAAAATATTTAAATATATGTGGGATGGTAATAGATATGGATTCCCTAATGCAATACAAGGTGTAGGCAAAAAAAGTATAAGAACGCATCCAACACAAAAACCAGTTGCATTATATGAATGGATTTTAGATAATTATGCAGAAGAAGGTTTTGAAATACTTGACACACATTTAGGAAGTGGAAGTATTGCTTTATCTTGCCACAATAGAGGGTTTAATTTAACTGCTTGCGAAATTGATACTAACTATTATAAAGAATCAATTAAACGACTTAAAACGCACCAAGCACAGTTAACTATGTTTTAGCGTAACAGTGGGTGGCAAAAAAATAATTGTTACTAACAGATTGTACAAGGCACGTTTTAATGTGCTTTGTGCTTAGTTGTATTATTTAAAATAAATATAAATAATAAAAATAGTTACTGTTTTTTTATAAAAAGTCATTCTAAAAGCATTATATAATTATATGTTTATTTAATAACTGATTTACTCTTATGTATTCAGATACATCCATATCTCTTGATATTATAATAAAAATATACTTAGATGACTTGGGGTAGCTATACCCTTTTTTAAAGTGTTAATAAATATCTTTTTTTATATAATTTAAAATACTTATCTTTTAGAAAACTAATACAATGCTTGAAAAAATATTTAACGCACATAACAAGTGGATTAACACAGTTCTTAAATTTGGATGCTCACAAGAAGAAGCTGAGGACATCGTTGGGGATATGTACTGTATCATTGGTAAGATGCTGACAAAAGGTTTAGACATCTCTTATGGGGATGATGTAAATTATTATTATATCTACTTGACATTAAAAACCTCATTCTTGCAGCTAAAGAAAAGAAAGGAAAAAGAAGGGAAGAAATCAATTGATTTAGTTTATAACTTAGAATCTGGAGAGTATATTGATTTTGAAACAGAAAACAATAAAGTTGAAGATGAATTAGAAAGGTTACATTGGTATGATAGGAAAGTATACAATATGATTCAAAATGAGTACACTATAACAGAGTTAAGTAATAAAACAACTATATCATACCATTCTTTATATAATACGTTTAGAAAGGTTAAAAAAAGGTTAAAACAAAAGATAAATAAATAAAAGAATGAAACTAGGAAACTTAATTGAACGCATCACATATTATACTGGTATCAAATGGCTATGGAAGAAACTATATCCAGAATGTAAGTGTAAGCAACGACAAGAGAATTTAAATCATATTGAATTATTTTAATTATGGGCAGAAAAAGAAAAATGCCTTCAAGAAAAGATATATTTTACTTTTGGGAAAATAAAATGAAAAAGGCTTGTAGCGACAATACTTGCTTTAAGTGTGGTTTAATTTCTTTTGATGATAAAATAATAGTTGTAGAAAGATGCCATATTGTACCAGTTTGCGAAGGAGGTAGCGATGATTTAAATAATATTCACTTGCTTTGCTATAGTTGCCACAAGGAAAGCGAGGTTTATAGTGGTAAAAAATATGATTTATGGTTAAAGTCAAAAAACAAAGAGCAATTTGCTAAAGCGTTATTTGTTTTATGGGAAAAAGGTTTTCTTAAAGGTGATGAAATTAATCAATATTTTACAAAAGCAAAAGAAATTTCTATAAAAAAAGAAGGTCAATTTGTTTATGACTATACAATTAGCGAGTATAAAGAAGAGGTAAAAAAATTAATTGAATTATGGTAGATAAGGAATTTAGAGAGCTTGAAAAAGAAGGTTACTTTGTAACAATTGATAAACGTTCAAAAGAATATAAGCAATATAAGAAGTGGAAAGCTGAACCAAAAAAAGAATCAGAAGATACAATAATCTGGAGAGGAGTAAAAGATAGAACCACATCAAGGTTGTTGAATGCAGATTGGAAAACTCTCTGTAGGCTTCATTCAAAATATTTTAATCATAAGTATCAAGAAATTTGTTGTGATAAGCCAAAGCTAATTAAATGGATTGCAGATTTAGATGAAGAGCTATTATAAAAAGTAGTGTTTTTTTCATTATATAACTATATCATTAATGATTTTATTTGATTATGGAAGACAAAAGAAAAAATAACGGAGGGAATAAAAACGCTGGGCGTAAAAGTAAATCTGAAGAGGTTAAAATGATTGAGAGGTTAACTCCATTAGAACCTAAAGCATTTGAAGCACTTGAAAAAGGAATAGAGGAAGGTAATTTTAAATACGTTCAAATGTTCTATAACTATTATGCTGGTAAACCAAAGGAGACCAAAGACATCTCAATTACATCAGAGCAACCTTTATTCGAATTATAATATTGTTTCAATCAACAACTGCCATAAAGAAACTACACGCTCTTACAAAGCGTAAAAAAGTCATTCAAGGAGGTACATCTGCTGGTAAGACATTTGGCATCATTCCAATTCTTATTGATAGGTGTATTAGATTTCCACTAACAGAAACAAGTGTAGTATCTGAATCAATTCCACATTTACGAAGAGGAGCAATGAAAGACTTTCTAAAGATTATGGTATCAACTAATCGGTTTAGAGATAATCAATGGAATAGGTCAGCTTTAAAATACACCTTTACAAATGGAAGTTACATAGAATTCTTTTCAGTAGAACAACCAGATAAATTAAGAGGAGCAAGAAGGAATGTATTGTATGTAAATGAAGCAAACAATGTTCCTTTTGAAGCATACAATCAATTAGCAATTAGAACCTCTGGAGATATTTGGATTGACTTTAACCCTACTGCAAACTTTTGGGCGCATAAAGAAGTTGTTGGTAATGATGATGCAGATTTTATTACACTTACTTATTTGGATAATGAAGCATTACCACAAACCATTGTAGATGATATTGAATCAGCAAGAGAGAAAGCAAAGACAAGCGAATATTGGAGCAACTGGTGGAAGGTTTACGGACTTGGACAGATAGGAAGTTTAGAGGGTGTATGCATAAAGGATTGGAAGGAGATGGAGCAACTACCAGAAGAAGCAAGATTATTATGTTATGGAATGGATTTTGGATATAGTAATGACCCAACAACTTTAATAGGATTATACAAATACAATGATTCATATATCTTTGATGAAATAATATATCAAAAGAAACTTTTAAATGTAGATATCTCAAATCTGTTAAAAGAACACAATGTAAAAGAGATTGTTTATGCAGATTCTGCTGAACCAAAATCAATAGCAGAATTAAGAACATACAGACATAATGTTTTGCCTTGTACTAAGGGTAAGGATTCTATTGTATATGGAATAAATCTAATTAACCAGAACAAAATATTTGTAACAAGCAGAAGCAAGAACTTAATTAAAGAGTTGCAAAGTTATACTTGGATGAAAGACAGAGAGGGGAATACTATTAATAAACCGATTCAAGGTTTTGACCATTGCATTGATAGTTGTCGTTACGCTATTACATCTCAGTTAAGCAATCCAAACAAGGGGAAATACTTTATAAGGTAATGAGCAACGAACAGATGATTGCAGTTGTTGAATGCTTTATACATCATAAAACTGGTAAAGAAATACGCATATCTAAACCAACAAGACCAAATCATTTTTTATTATTATCAAAAGCTTATGAAATTTGTAAGGGTTTTTTTATAAAAATATAGACTATTATCATTATATAAGTATGAAGATTGAAATTACAGTACCAACATCGTTAAACGAAATTACATTAGAGCAGTATCAGAAGTTCTTAAAGATAGCTGAAGAGAATCCAGAGGGTAATTTTCTCAATGCTAAAATGATAGAAATATTTTGTGGTATTCCTTTATCTGATAGTTACAAGTTAAAGATGTCAAGTGTATCAGCTATAATTGATATACTAAATGAGATGTTATCTGTAACACCAAATCACGTTGAGAAGTTTACATTGAATGGAGTTCAATATGGATTTATTCCAGACTTAGACGAAATGAGTTTAGGAGAGTATATTGATTTAGATAATAATATTATTAGTTGGGCAGAAATGCACAAAGCAATGAACGTATTATACAGACCAATTAAAATAAAGAAAGGAGATAAATATAGTATTGAAGATTACGATGTATCAAATCCAGAAGCGTTAAAAGATATGCCTCTTGATGCAGCAATTGGTGCAGTTTTTTTTTTCTTGAATTTAGGACTCGAATTATCGAAACATACGATACTTTATTCCAATCTGGAGGAGATGGAGGATATACAAGAGCAGCTAATTTTGGAAGAAAATGGGGTTGGTATCAATCACTTTATGCTCTCGCTGGAGGAGATGTTGCAAGGCTTGAAGATATCACTAAATTAAACGCACATCAATGTTTAACAATGTTATCATTTGAGAAGGAGAAAGCAGAGATAGAAGCACAACAAATAAAAAGTAAATTTTAATGAAAGGATTTTACCAAGTAACGGAAACAATAAAGACTCAATTGTTATCTGACCCAAATGTAAAAACAGTTACGACTGGGGATATAACAAATATTGATTTATCAAAGCAGACTATTTATCCTTTATCACACATAATTGTAAATAATGTAAGTAATGATGACAACATTTTGCGTTTCAATTTATCTGTTTTGTCTATGGATATTGTTAATATTTCGAAAAAGAAATCTGTAGATATATTCAGAGGGAATAACAATGAACAAGATATATTAAATACTCAGTTAGCAGTACTTAATAAATTAGCACAAGTGTTAAGAGGTGGCACATTATTTCAAGACTTATACCAATTAGAAGGAACAACTAATTTAGAACCATTCTACGATAGGTTTGAAAATGAGATGGCTGGTTGGGCAATGACATTTGATGTTATTGTAAATAACGATATAAATATATGTTAAAGAATGTTCAACAAGAACTAAATAGATTTTCAAAATATGTTATACAACAATCAAGAACGAATCTAACAAAGGGCAAAAAGAATAGTTCAAAGGACTTGTACAATAGTTTAGATTATGATTTAACTGTTAGTCCAAATAGCTTTGCTCTAAGTTTCTTAATGGAGGAATATGGTATCTATCAAGACAAGGGTGTAAGTGGAAAGAAGGTAAAATATAATACTCCATTTAGTTACAAGGATAAGATGCCACCACCAAGCAAGTTAGATAAGTGGATAGTAAGAAAAGGGTTAAAAGGAATAAGAGACAAGAAAGGTAAATTCATTTCAAGGAAATCATTACAGTTTATGATTGCAAGAGGTATTTTTAATAATGGTATAAAACCAAGTTTATTTTTTACTAAACCATTTGAAAGAGCATTTAAGAGATTAGATGCAGACATAATAAAAGCATACGAATTAGATGTTGAAGAACTATTAAAATTTACAACCAATGGCAATAATAAACGCTAGGAGTCCCTACTTTATATCTGTAACAGATACTGATTTAGCAACTGCAACTTTAGATATAGAAATTTATACTGGAGATAAAACAACTGGCTATACTGGCACACCAACTTATTCTTTAAGTAAACAAATAATATTAACCACAACACAGATATCTTTTGAAATAGCTGAACTAATAAGAGACTATTTAGACGCTTCTTTTAATGGGGACTATGATACAACAGCTGAGGGTTCTGCTAAATGGGTAAGAACTATCTTAACTGCAAAGGATGGGAATGGTGTACAATTATCACAGACAATAAGCACAGATTTAGCTTTTGATAGTTTCTTATATTTCCAAGAACCAAACACCTTTTCACTTTTTTACAGAGCTTTGTTGATGTCTCAAAGAGATATAAATACACCACCTCTTGCAGATTATAGAATACCAATATACACAGAAAAAAATCCAACTATATTATTCTTGGATTCTGCTGGAGCAACACAAAGAACTGTATCATATACGACAAGCACACAAAGTAACGGACAAATAGAATCGGTTGAGTTGTTTCCAGAACTATGTGTAAACGGAAATTTTACAACAGATACTGGATGGACAAAAGAAACAGCTGACTGGACAATAAACAATGGAGCAAGTTTTTTAAATTCTTCTGATTTAGCAAAGGATAGATTATTTCAATCTTCTGCTGGTTTAACTGATGGGGTAAATATTACCTCTGAATTTACTGTGACAAATTTTAGCGGAACTGGAACTGCTTCTATGCGTTATCCTTTCCCTATTCCAATTACAAGAAATGGATTTTATAGAGTATCTGGAGTTGGAGAGAATATTGAAAGAATACAATTTGAAGCAGAAGCAACAGACTTAACTACACCTCTTACATTCTCTATTGATAATGTATCTGTTAAAAAGACTGTAGATGTAAGCAGTATAAGAGTAACAGATGACAATTCAATAAATGTAATATCTGTATCTGAGGATTGCGAGAGTAAGTACACACCATATAAAGTAACATTTACAAACAAGTTTGGAGTATTACAAGATTTGTATTTCTTCCAGAGGTCTAAAGAAAATATGTCTACAAAGAGACAGAGCTATAGTTCAAATACGTTAAACTCATCAAACACATATAGTATATCTGATCACACAAAAAGAGATTTTAACATCACAGCTTCTGAGACTATTTCTTTAAGTAGTGGATTTGTACCTGAGTCATATAATGATGTGTTTAAACAGTTGATGTTATCCGAGACAGTATGGCTTAACAACGAACACAACCAAGTATTACCAATCAATATAAAGACAAGCAGTATCAGTTACAAAACTCAAGTAAATGATAAGCTAATAGAGTACACAATAAATTTTGAGAACTCATACAATGTACTAAACGATATACGATAAATGCAGAGCGTTCAACTTTACATAGGTAGTGAAAGAATTGAGTTGTTTGATGATGAGAGTGTAGTGCTTACTCAGTCAATTCAAAACGTAAAAGATATAAGTAAAATTTTTACAGATTTTACGAGGACTTTTAGTGTTCCAGCAACTGCAAAAAATAATAAAGTCTTTAAGCATTTTTATAATTCTACGATCACAAATACATTTGATGCACGATCTAAGGTAGATGCCACAATTGAGTTAAATCATTTAAAGTTTAGAAGTGGTAAAGTAAAACTAAATGGAGTTGATTTAAAGAACAATAAACCGAGCTTGTATAGGATTACATTCTTTGGTAATACAGTCTCTTTAAAAGATACTTTAGGAGAGGATAAGTTAGGTTCTTTAAGTAGTTTAAATACTATTGAGTTAGTGTATGATTCTTCAAGTATAAAAAGTTCTTTACAAGCGAGTCCATCTTCTAACGATGTGATTGTTCCATTGATAACTCATACTAAAAGATTAATTTATGATAGCAATGTTTCTTCAACTACTGCTGAAAATGTTGCATACAATAGCAATGTAACAGGAGTTTATTGGAATGATTTAAAATATGCTTTAAGAGTAGATAAAATTGTACAAGCAATATCATCAACTTATGGTATTAATTTTAGTGATGACTTTTTTACAAGTACAAATGAACCATACTACAATTTGTTTATGTGGTTGCATAGAAAAAAGGGAGATGTTACATCAACTGGTACTGGAAATATATTAGCACAATCTTTGGTTAATACTTGGACAGTAACACACAACCCACAACAGACTGGAATAATAAATTTATCTACTTTAAATATAACATCAACAACTTTAAATCCAGCATCAAATTCATTTTTTCAATTTGGAGGATTGACATTAAAACTAAGGACAACAAGTACAGACTTATATAATGTATCAATTCAGATAAATGGTCAAGAGGTGCATAGAGCTGTAGATGTATCCGGAAATTTAGATATATCTGATACTGAGTATAATTTAGTTGCTGGTGGTTATAATGTGATAATTGAATCAGCTAATAATATAACATTTACAGAAGTAACTTGGCTATTAGCAACTAGCTTTGGACTTGCTACAATATTTACACCATTTACATCTGCTTCTTTTACGCATAACAATTCTTTTAGTTTTATTATATCACAGCAGATACCAGATTTAAAAATCATAGACCTTATGATTGGTCTGTTTCGTATGTTTAATCTTACGGCTTATGTGGATGAGAGTACAGATAAAATAGTTGTAAAAACTTTAGATAGTTATTATGCTGGGGGTAGTTCTTATGACATTAGTAAATTTTTAGATGTAGATAAAAGCTCTGTTGATTCGGCTTTACCATTTAAAGAAATAACCTTTGAACATGGAGACACAAAAACACTACTAGCAAAACAACACGAACAACTAGCAGCTCAGACTTGGGGAAAGATGCATTACAATCAAGTAGGTGGATTAGATTCGGGAGTAGACATATACAAAGTTAAAACACCTTTCTCACAATTGAAATATGAAAGGTTGAGAGACTACAATACAGATGCAGATACCTCTGTTCAATACGGATATTTTGTTGATGATAATCAAGAACCATACATCGGTAAACCTTTGTTATTTTATCCAATTAGAAACAATGGTAATAATATTTCTTTTGTTGAAGATAGTACAACACATTCACAGATTGTAAATTATAACATACCATCAAATAGCGTTGCTTTGTCATCATCAACTAGTAAGTACAATATAAATTTCAACAACGAGATCAATGAATATACAGCAGAGAATGACTTTACTGATACCTTGTTTCAAGCATACCACAGCGACTATATCTCTGATGTATTTGATGTAAGAAATAGGCTAACAAAAGTAAGTGCTTATCTACCATTAAGAATTTTACTTAATTATACGTTAGCAGATAGGTTTTCAATCTTTGGCAATAGGTATAAGATAAATTCTATCAAAACTAATTTCAAGACTGGCAAGTCTGATATAGAGTTATTGAATGATATTTTTGTTGTTCCAGCTCCAACAATTCCACCAGATCAAACACCTCCAACAGTACCAACAAGTTTAACAAGTTCGAACTTAACAGCGACATCATTTATACTTTGTTGGAATGCTTCAACAGACTCTGGAGTAGGTGTAAAGAGTTATTCAGTTTTCCAAGATGGGGCATTAATTCAAAGGATTTCAGCAGTACCTATCAACTTTGTGTATTGTGCAACTATAGTAGGATTAACAAGTGGACAGAGTTATACTATGACTGTAAGTGCAACTGACTTTAATAACAATGTATCAAACCCATCAACAGCATTAACAGTAACAACCATATCATAATGATTAAAGAGATATTAGAATTATTAAGAGATACAGACTGCAAGTCTGAGATAGTACAAATAGCAAAAGGAAAAAATAAATTTCCAGATAGTTTTAAAGAAATATTTACAAGACAAAAGCAAGAAATGCAATGGAGAAAATAATTGTTGAACTAGAAGCAAAAACAAACAAAGCCTTAAAAGGAATTGATAATGTTGCTAAGAGTGTATCAGACTTAAACAAGGAGGTTGTAAACTCAAATAAAAAAACAGAGACATCTTTAAATGGTATTCAAAAAGCATCTAAGACAGTTGCAAAAGGAATAAAGGGAATTGGTACTGGGTTAAAAGCTCTTGGGCTTGGTTTAATTATTTCTTCTTTTGAAACATTAAAAGATTTGTTTTCTCAGAATCAGAAAATTGTAGATTTATTTACTACATCTTTTGAGGTTGCTGGTCAAATAGTTGGGCAAGTAACAACTGCTTTTACAAATATTTACGATACTTTAACTCAGACAACAGACCAATTTGATGCACTTGGAAAGGTTGTTAAGGGTGCAATAACAATTGCTTTTACTCCTTTAAAATTAACTTTTTACGGAATAAAGTTAGCATTAGAACAAGCAATGTTAGCTTGGGAAAAATCTTTCTTTGGAGATAAAGACCCAGAGACAATAAAAAACTTAAATCTATCAATAACAGAAACAAGAACAAATCTTTTAGAGGTAGGTAAAGCAGCTTTAAATGCTGGAAAAGAAATAGTAGATAATTTTGGAGAAGCAGTTTCAGAGGTTGGAGATGCTGGAAAAGTAGTAGTTGAAGAGATAAGTAAAGTAAATTTAAAAGCAGCAGTTGAAAGTGGTAAAGCTATAACGCAATTAAAGAAGTCTGCTGAATTAGCATCTGTTTTAAATCAAGGATTGATTGAGCAGTATGATAGACAAGCAGAGCAATTAAGACAGATAAGAGATGATGACAGTAAAAGTATAGAAGAGAGGATAAAAGCCAATCAACAACTAGCTTTGATACTAGATGAGCAAGAGGTAGCAATGAAGAAGAACGCTAAGATTGCTGTTGATGCTGCTGCTGCTGAATTATCTAAAAACAAAGATAGCATTGAATTACAGAAAGCATATCAAGAAGCATTAAATGAACAAGCTGGAATTGAGGCACAAATAACTGGTTTTCGAAGTGAGCAACAAACCAATACAAACTCTTTATTAAAAGAGCAAA